ACTATTACAGTAAATGTAACTGATGGCAAACCAACTTCTATTGATTCTCCACACACATTTGTTTCAGCAACTGCTAATTGTGTAACAGTTCCTGGTGATTGTGCTAATGTTAAGGATGCAATTGATACTTTAATTAGTAGTCTTAATGATATCATTTCACCTAAAGATAATGATTATCAAATTGCTGCTGATAGACTCTATTTCAATAGAGATTATATTACTCAAGAAATTATTGGATTAACTAAGAATGATTACACATATTCTTTGAGTGGTGTAACATACACTTCATGGAATTATAGTGGTGATAATACAGAAGCTGAAGTTAGAAATGACTTTGAAAATATTATACTTTCTCTAATATCTGATTTACAGACAGGTGGAAATAATAGTTCTATTGATTCTTGTGGTGAATTTATAGCTGCTAATCTAACTGTTGTTGGAATTCAAGATATTCTAGGTCAATTTATAGATCAGTTAAAGCATCTTAAGTTTGTTGGTACTAAAGCAATACAAAATCTTCTTTATAGTTTTGGTAGTAATGTTTCTGGACAGCAATATGCTGCACAATATAATACATTAAATGCTTATAGAGATTTTGAATCACCAGTTGCTATTGCTAATGTTGTTACTGATTTTGAGCAATTAATTGATATTCTTATTAAAGAATTTAATCCATCTGGTACTAGGGGATTAAGCTCTGCTAAGAACATGTTGTTTAATGAAAATTATTATACAGAAGAAATTGGATCTGTAGTCAATCAACAATTTGGTAGTGCTTCATGGTCGTATGATAGTTTCATTGATACTCTTGTTAGTGATCTTGAGCATGATATTATTACTACTGATGTTTCGTCTGCTAATACTACTCAGGCAACAAAGATATCTCTATTGAGAGAAGGTGTGATTAATGAAATTAACTTTACAGGTGGTGCTGAATATCAATCAACACCAACTATTACTATTGATGCTCCTAATCAAGCTGGTGGAATACAAGCAACTGCAGAGGCAGTATTAAGTACAAATGCATTATTAACAAGCATTAATGTTACTGGTGGAGGTAGTGGTTATTCATATGTCCCAACGTTTAGTTTCTCTGGAGCACCTTTTATCGGCACTCATGGTGGTACAATGCCAATTAACTTTGGTACTGGACAAGTTACTGCAGCAATTTATGATGGTAAGGTTAAAGACTTTAAAGTTGCTAATGCTTCACAATTTGCTCTTGGTATCGGTTGTGCTTTAGTTAATAATGGTACTGGATCTGGAGGTACTGGTGGATTTAATGTTGGTCAAGATCATGTAAGATTTGGTGCTGGCACAGGATCTGTTGGTAACAGATACATTAGTATTTTGGAGCAATATGATTGCACTAATGTAGATAAAATTAGATTCTATCTTGTTGCTGGAAATGCTGCAAATGGTGGTGATGCTAATGAAGATGGTGATGATCTTGCTTTATATTGGTCAACTAACGGTGTAAGTTGGAATTATGTTAATAGAATTGTTTATGGTGGTACTAATGGAACTAATGGTGTTGACGGACAAAATCAAAACTGGTCACAGTTTGTAAATGGTGGTTCTGTAGATATTCCTATTACTGAAGGAATGCAGATCAATGGAGTTTACTTTAGAATATATCAAGTTGGTCATTCTACTGATTCTAATTATGATCATTATGGTATCTGGAGAATGGGACTTATTGATGAGCAACAACCTGGATTTGATCAAGTTGGTAGTACTATTACCGTAAATTATCAAGATGCTGACGCACAAACAGCAGCTACTACAGACCCAACTTTACAGTTTAATGCTTCTGTAACTGTTGAAAGTGTTAATATTACCAATAGAGGTACTGGTTATTCACCATCAAGTCCTCCAAGTGCTACATTTAGTGGTGGTAATCCAGCAACTCCAGCTGCAGTTACTAATATTACTGTTATATTGGATAGTAGAAGATTTACTGCTGGTCAGTCAATTATTTCTAGTGCTGGTGGTCAAGCAGTTGTATTGGAAGATATTGGTAACGCTCTTTATGTTGGACCTACTTCAGGAATTGCTTTTGCTGCTGGTCAGACATTATTCCAAGGTGCAATTACTGCAGTAATACCTTCAAACGGTGTTGGCAATCCATTTGATTGGTATACAAATGTTGGTAATGCTCAGACTTTCCAAACAGCAAGAACAATTCAATCTTTAGTTGAAGGCGAGGAATCATCTATTAATTTGGTACCAAATCCTGAGACTGCAGTTCTTAACTCTTGGTATAATAGCTTTGCTACTTTATATAATGTTGCTGGTACTGCACCTGATGGGTCGGAAACTGCAGTAATGTTAGATCCTACTACAGATAATAACTATCATTATCTTTCTAGGTACTTACCTTTAACTGAATATGAAACTTTTGACTCTTCTGCGACTAAATTTGATAATGAAACATTAACATGGGATGATGGTCCTGTTGATGATGATTCTTCACAGCAGTATACGATTTCAGTCTTTGCTAAAGCTAATGGAGCAAACAAAATTAGATTGTATTTCAGACTTGTACCATATGGTAGTTACTCTTTAATTCAGGTCAATCTATCAACAGGAGAAATTGAAGGGAATTTCTTGAATAATACTGGACCTAATGTTTTAACATTAGATGATTTTGGTGCTATTCCATATGGAAATGGATGGTATAGATGTTATATAACTGGTACTTTTGGTTATGGATTTACATTTATAGACAAAGGTATATTTGTAATGACTACTGGTGGTCAAATTGCATTCACAGGTAGTGCTGGTATAGATGATAGTATATTACTTTGGGGATCTAAATTTAATAGAGGTGGATTGGATGCATATACTGCAGTTGCTGGTGAAGTATTCTACTCTAATATAGAATACAATATTAAAAAGTATGCTTTAGAATTACTTGAAGATTATACAGAATTAGCAATTGCTGGTACATTGCCTTCACCAGCAACAGTTTCTAATATTCCTAGATACTTTGATTCTACAATAGGATCTGATTATAATGTAGATTCCATACAAAGAATTGTTAGAGAAAATCTTAAGATGATTCGCTCACAATTACTTGATAGCGATCATTATTTGACAGTTGATGTAAATAGTGGAATTAAACTTCCTACTAAGAAATTTGGATCTAGAACAATTCCAATACCTTTGGGTGGTGGTATTGAAGGTGCTGATTTCTTATATGGTGGAATTAGTAATAGTAGTGCAGAAGTTAAAACTGTTACTACTAATGAAGGTTTAGTTGTACAAGATTACAAGAGATTTAGAGTTTATACTACTATTACTGATGGTCCTTTCCAGATGAATGAGACTATTAAGAAACAGGGTGATCCTACTTGCCGTGGTATTGTTTACGGATACCATGAAGATGAAAACTACAAGTATCTTGATATTAAAGTTACTGGTGGTACATTTGCTTTACTTGATACAATTGTTGGTGATCAAAATAATACTACATTCCAAATTGGTAATATAGAAAATCGTATTCAGATTATTGATGTCAAAGGTGATTTTGAGGCAAACTCTGTATTCAGAGGATATAGTTCTGAAAGTACTGCTGCAACAGAAATATTCTTAAAGAATGATGCTGCTGTATTAACTAATACTGGAGGAAAACTTGTAGTTGACACTGAAACTTTAAATGGTGCATTTGAAAAAACTTCTGTAGTTTATGCAGAAAATTCTAGATTATACGTTGAAGTTAAGAAATATGCTGGTTTGGATATTGATGTTGGTGACAGAGTTGTTGCTGATGGATATCTCAAACTAGGGGTTTCAGTTTTAGGTGGTGAAGATGGATGGCAAGTTGGTGATTATCTTTGGAAGATAACTGGTGGTGTTAGAGATATTAATAACTATGGAATTATTAATAAGATTGATGGTACGGATATATACGTCGTACCTGTAGCTGGTGATTTTGTAATTGGTAATATTGTAGAAACATACAATTCTGCAGATATTCGTGTTGGGCAAGGACAAGTAAGTACCAGAATTGCATATTCTGGTGCTGCAGCTGCGGTAGTTCAATCAATTGAAAATGTTGGACTTAATAAGAGACTTTATCTAAGTGATGTCCTTGGTTCATGGGCAGATACAGATTCATTAAGATCTGTTGATGGATATAAGTCTGCAATTATAGTTAAACAGACTTTAAAGGCACGTGTGAATAGATCTTTCAGAGGATTTGATGGAACACAAACTATATTCGATCTAACTATAAACAACGGTGATCAATATTTCCCAGATACAGAAGGGCATATGCTCATCTTTATCAATGGTATTTTACAACCTCCAGGTGCAACAAATGCTTATACAGCATTCTCGGATAAGATACAATTCACTGAGCCACCATCATTAGGATCATCATTCACAGGATTCTATGTTGGTAAGTTAAGACAGTTAGATGATATCTCCTTCGAGTTTGACTCTTTACGTCAGTCATTTAACCTCAAGCGTAATGATGTATTCTACTCACTAACGCTAACAGAAGGTGTCCAATCTTCTACAATACGTCCAGAAAATAATATCATCGTTTCGCTTAACGGTGTTGTGCAAGAACCTGGCGTTGGTTTTGAATTGGTTGGATCTAGAATTATCTTTACAGAAATTCCTCGTGTGGGATCAACTTTCGTAGCATTCTCCTTCGTTGGATCTGAAGCAGACGTTGACGCTGCAGAAGTTGTACCACCAATTGAACCAACTGACTTTATCAGAATTGGTGGAGAAATTAGTGATCGTGAAGTTGCTGTTATTGAATCTTCAAACTCCTTGGTAACATTCGATTATCTTGGTGCTGTATTTGGAAAAGATGCACGTGCTTCAACTTCTATAACTAAAGGATCTATTCGTGATGTTAGTGTCACCTCACCTGGTTCTGGTTACACATCCAGACCTGTTGTTAGGGTTGACTCCATTAGTGGATTTGACGCAAACATTAAAGCACTGGTTGGTGTTGGTGGTATCGTTGTTAACAATGGTGGTACTGGATATCAAAATCCAGAGATTGCTGTTGAAACATCAGTACCTGATGATTGGACTGCACCAGATCTAAGTCAGTATGGTGAAGAAGTCATAGATCCAGAAATCGTTTAACCTCATAAATAACTAAAAACATATTGCCTTATGGCCAAGCAAGTAATAGGAATAGGTTCATCCGCAGGGGATAATACTGGAGATACCCTCCGTGTTGGCGGTGACAAAATAAATGACAACTTTACAGAATTGTATAGTGCCATAGGAAATGGTGTTGCTACTCAGGTTAGTGTGACTAATGCTGGTACAGGGCAAGTATTACGTTATGATGGATCAGGATTTGTTGCATCTGACTATAGTGCTCTTACATCATCCCTAGATGTAAATAGCAATTCAATTATTTCATCTGGTAATGGCAATATTGTAATTGCACCAAATGGTACTGGCAATCTTCAATTAACAGTTGGTGGAATTACATCTACATTTCTTGGAGTAAATGGTGCAATTGATATCCCTGCTCTTTTAAGACATAAAGGTGAATATACTTCATTAGCTGCATCTCCTGTTCCTGCAGATTTTCCAGGATACTTTTTCACTGTTAATGGTGATGATAATCCATATGTAAACATCAATATTACAACAGGTGGTGTTGGTAATACGAGAGCAAAACTTTTAACAGAATATGCTAGTATTGATGCTTTGGCAGATGTAGATACCACTACTGCTGCTCCTACAGCAAACCAAGTTCTTAAATGGAATGCGACAGATAGTAAGTGGATACCTGCTCCAGATGATGCTGGTTTATCAAATGTTAACTTATTTGCTACAGTTGCTGGTGACACAGGATCTACAACTGCCGATAGTTCTTCAGATACATTAACTGTTACTGGGGGTAATGATATTGTTACTAGTGTTGTTGGAGATACATTAACAATTGATTTTAATGGTAGTCCCATTACAACCTTTGCAGGTTTAACAGATACTAATACTGCTGGTCTTGCTCAGGGTAATTCAATATTTTATGATGGTCTTAGTTGGGTAAGAACTTCAAGTCCAATTATTTGGTGGGATTTAGGATCTGATGGATCTTCTCACTTTACTTTTGCTGGACCTGGATTTGCTAGTGCAACTAATGATCCCGATATATTTCTTTATAGAGGGTTTACTTATGCATTTGATAATAGTGTAAATGGTGGTAACCATCCATTTAGAATACAGACCTCACAAGGTTTACAGGGAGCACCATATACAGATGGTCAAACTGGTAGTGGAAGCAATATATTATACTTTACCGTCCCTATGGACGCACCAAACGTTCTATATTACCAATGCACAATTCATGCGTTGATGAATGGTGTTATTAACATTGTCTCATAATTAAATGGCAAGAACAGTACCTGGATCTGGAGCAGTAATTGAGCCTCTATTCAATAAAGTCTTTGGCATAAAAGCAGTCAAAGTAATTGAAGGGGGTAAGGAATATGAAAGTGCAGATCCACCTAGACTTACAATTACTGGTTGTGGTACTCCTACAGAAGAAGCGTTATTATATCCAATTATTGATGATGACTCTGGTAAAATTATTCATGTACGGGTTTTAGATCCTGGATTGGGTTATGATCCATTGCGTGTTTCTATAACTCCTTTACAAGATACACCTAATGTTGTAACTTCTTTTGACGTTAATAGAATATGGCAATCTAATCCAAATTCTAGTACTACTGGTTCTTTTGCTACAGATACAGATAGGTTAACAATACAAACAGATGGTGATCCAAAACCTTCCAATATTACAACTGAAAATCTAAGAGTTCCTGGTGGTGGATCTACTCTAACAGATGATACTTTTAATCAACAATTCATTTATAGAGGTGGTAAAGAAGTCCCAAATCCTGCATTAAGAGAATTTCAAAGAGATAAAGCAGTAGGTGTAATGTCTAATGGTGTTCTATTACATACACCAGAATGGGGAGCATTGGGTGGAGCACCAACCAATTTTGATATTGATACAGTAAAACATGGTTATCTCAAATCAGCTGATGAATTTGATGGTGTTATAGATACTCAACAATATTATTATCAGTCTAGTAAATTAATTAATCAACTTGCACAGGATAATGGTGCATTTGAAAATGGATTTATAAGACCATTTACTTGGAAAGTAAAGACCGAAACTGATAATATAATGCTGAATGTAGTCAGCACAGAAGAAAATAATGGTGGTACACCAATAGAAGTTGGAAGAACAGTAAGTGTTATTAATGGTGATGGAGTTGCAGAAGTTGCAAAGGTTGTTAGAGATGCTGGTGGAGTTTGCACAAGAGTATATTTAAGATTGGTTGGTGGCACATTTAGTAGTAATGATAGAATTATTGGATCTAATGGATTCTATTTTACAATTTCTGGAAATCCATTAGCTTTCCCAACTGGTGTTTTTTATATTGAGTTTGGTCCAGATGCTGATGAGTTTGGTAACTTTACTCCAGGTGAATATTATTTTGCACCAGAAGATATTAAAGTTCAAAGAAATTATTTGATTA